ATTCTCCTCACCCTCGCGGGCCATCATCACCAGATCGCCATCGACGTGCTTCACGGTGCGCGGCTTGACCGGATAGACGTGACCGCACACCGGGCAGGTGGGGCTCGGCTGGTGCATGGCGAAGCAGGCGGTGCATGTCCGCACCGTCTCTGCCTTGTCCCCCTTGCCGCGTCCCTGCACGAACCCGTCAGCCAGCGACCACTCGCGGTCGTCGTCGATGAACCCGTGCCGCGCCGTGTTGCCAGCGTGGTCGAGGATGATGGTCTTTTCCTTGTCAGGGTGCGGCCTGATCGCGCGTCCGCACTGCTGCAGGTATAGGCCCAGAGACTTCGTCGGGCGCAGCAGGATCGCCACCTCCACCGCCGGCAGGTCGAAGCCCTCGCTCACCAGATCACAGCTGGTCAGCACCTGCACCCGGCCCTCCTCGAATGCCTTCAGGACGCCGTCGCGTTCCTCTTCGTTCATGCCGCCGTCGATGTGGCTGGCCGTGTAGCCTGCCTCCCGGAAGTCTTTGGCCACGTCCATCGCGTGTCTCACGCTCACGCAGAACGCGATAGCCTTCTTACCCGGCGCGTATTTCCCGTAGTGCTTGACCGCGCTCCCGGTGATGACGGTCTTCACCATCGCCGCCTCAAGCTGCTTCTGCACGTAGTCGCCCATGCGCGTGCCCACCCCACCCAGATCCGGCGCGCTCGGCGCATAGACGATGGCGTGGGATAGGAACCCCTGAGCGGTCAATTCCGCCACCGTAGGGCCCATCACCATGTCGTCGAACATCTGACCCAGCCCCTTGCCGTCGAGGCGCTCAGGGGTGGCTGTGACGCCAAGCAGGCGCGCTGTCGGGAAGCCGGCCACGACCTTGCCCCAGCTAGACTGCGACGTGAAGTGATGCGCCTCGTCCCCGATGATCAGATCGAACGGCTTCATACCCTTCATCCGCTTCACGAGTGTGAACACAGACGCCACGACGACGTTCGCCGTAGGCACACCCCGGTATCCGCCGGTCATCACGGCATGCGACACACCTACCTTCTTCAGCGCGCCACTGATCTGCTTCAGCAGTTCGCGGCGATGCGCCAAGATCAGGATGCGCTTGTTGTTCCGCGCCATGCCGGCGGCGATGTATGAAAAGATCACGGTCTTGCCGCTGCCGGTCGGGCTGACCAGCAGGGTGCGCCCGTGGCCAGAGCGAAAGCTATCGCGCACCGCCTGCACGGCGGATTCTTGGTAATCTCGAAGCTGCATTGTATGTCCTCAGGGGGAGTGGCAGACACCTTGGCCCGGTCTGCCAGCGGGGGGCGACGTGCCGACTCCCCAATGTTGGGAAGTCTTCCCGGCCCGTCCAAGCTCTTGTCAATCTTTGCGCCGACCCTTGGCAATACGCCCGGTCTTTCGGTCGCGATGGAACATCGTCTCGCATTCCATCTTTAGCTCGTGAAGCTCACGGCGTAGCTTACCCTCGACGTGCATCAAGGCAAAGATAACTGCCAGCAGAGCAAGTGCAACCAGAATAGTCATCGCTCGCACCTCCATATCTCGCTGGACGTAGCCAGATTGCTCGGCCAGCCGGTGTCCTCAGTGAAACTACGCTCCTCGAACAGAAGCATATTCGTCGGTCGGATCAGGAGCCTGTCCCCTTCCGTCCGCATAAACATAAACTCTTTGCTCTGCTCCGGCGCCGCGCTGAACCCATCGTCCCGCGGGCAGGCCGTGAAGAGATACCGCGCCCGGTTATCCGTGCAGTCATAGCGCGCCGTGAGATCCGAGAGATACGCATAGCGCACCACGTCGAAATCATGGCCGTAGCAATCCCACACCTGTGCCTGCCTCAGCGTCCAGTCGGGCTGAGCGGGCTTAGGACTGAACGCAATCGCATGGGGTGGGACGCCGCGATAAACGGCGCCGCACTCCAGCATAACGTGGCAACCCCAAGCCCTTCCCGGCTCACTGCGAACAGCGAACCACACCGCTGGCTCCCAGCCTTCCCCACCGCGGCGGATCAGGGCGCTCGACACCCAGATGTATTGGTGCAGGGGGATGTCTTGGCTGCTCATGGCCAGATGTCGTCGTCGTATAGCATGTCCAGCGTCTCCTGCTCGGTCGCCTTGTTACGGACGATCAGGAAAATCGCAGTCGCAAACGTCGCGACCATGACTGCCAGCAGGTATCGGCCAGACATGATTACCCCTTATCCCCCTTGATCCACATGTGTGTGCGTCATTCGATTGGCGGTTCGCATAGTTGTGCGTTCACATCCACAACCATCAAGCCGCGCTTAGCGAAACTCAAAGACAGGGCGGCAATTTGCTCTTTGGTAAAGCCGCAATGCTCCATCTCTTCTTTGAGAAGACCCGTCAGGTGGTGACCATTGTTTTGCAGGTCGTATTTAAAATTATTATCCATTTCGAATTACCCCTCGATCTTCAGCGGACAGATGCGATAGCCGACGTTCAGCACGGTGCCGTTGTCGTAGCGGCAGAAGTGATTGCCATTGGCATACCACTCACCAACCAGAAAACTGGCGATGGCATATGCCGGGGTGGCAATGCCAGCCGCAAGCGCGGCAGCGATAATCAGTTTCTTCATGCTCTCTCTCCTCAGTCAAGACGCCAAACGCGGACGCCATGTTCAGCGTTACGCACAACAAACTTACGACTCAAACGACGACCAGCGTGTGACGCAGTGCTACTCATCGAGCGCAGCTTTGCGCCGTCAACGAAGAAGCTCTGGCCCACATTCAGTTCGTTCCAAGGATACTTTGCCCGGCGCTTGCGGGGTTGCCGCTCAGCAGGGATCTCGTAACCATCTTCGATTTTAAACGTCATTCTGTCCTCCGGTTTTTGATATCCTACGGGTTCCACCCGCATTTTCAACTTATAAATCACGGCGCAATCGTTCTTCTTTGAAGATTTTTTCCGCCTCTGAACGACTAACACCATACGTATACGCCAGCTCATGCGGCTCGCGCGTCATCAGCACATCATCTGGCCAATCGCGCACCATCTTACGCGCTAAATCCTGCCCACTAACCTTCTTCATCGGTCCCAAACCCCTACTGGCCACTCTTTTTTTGGTATAAAAATTGCACGCGACATCGTCCCCTTAAAGTAGACCGCGTTCTCGCTCTTCTTCGCGGCAGGGTGGCGCAACAGCACGCCTACCCAGCCCTCGTGATAGACCGACGACTGCATAATTCTGTTCAGTGACGTGATGCTCTGGCCGATCCACACCCCCGTCGGAATTGCATACTCGCGCTCCACCTTCAGTCCGTAGCGAGCCAGCGTGTCATCTGCCACTTTGAGATGAACGTCTGATTGTTCGTCCATTTTGAAGCAGATCATCAGCAGTTCCCCAAGGGTCCGATCCTGCACGCCGTGCAGCGTCTCAACCCGCACCGTCGCCTGAGCGATGTGATTCAGCAGCACCCGGTCTTCGCGCTCCGCCTTCACCTGTAGGAAGTCTTCGAGGTTCACCGTGGCCAGATACTTCTCGCACTGCTTCATATCCAACAGCTTCGTGCTGTAGAGGCTGTGGCATCCGGCCAACAGCGTCCCAATCTGGTCGCCGATACGGCGGTTCGCCAGCACCGTGGCAATCGTTTCCTTGAAGACCACGATGTTGTGGCGCAGCGTGAACAGGTTTTCCAACTGGCGCCCCAGCAACCGCTGCGGCATGTCCTTCGGGATCGACAAAGCCAGAGCGATGAAGTCCTTGAAGTCCTCTTCCCTCTTGCGCCGCTCCTCTGACGTGAACGAATCCAGCGGCCTGATCGTCAGCACCGCAGTGCGCGTCAGATCGGCAGCCTCCTTCAGGCCCACGCCAATCGACGACATCAAGAACGACGACCGCATTGTAAACGACTGCGCCTGATGGTTCGCAGACCCCTTCAGGATCCGCCCCCTGCCCTCGCTCGACGACTGCCGCATCAGATCCATCACGGCCTTGCGCCGCGCCGCCGACGCTATCTTGTTTTCTTTCTCATCGGTCTCCGCCTCGTCGAACACCACCGGGATCGCATCGTTCTTTACCACCTGCCGGATGCCGGCTTCGGTCGTGGCACCCAGCGGATAGATTGCCATGTTCCCAAGGCAAGCGCCGGCCACCATGTTCACCACCGTGGACTTCCCCGAACCCTGATTCCCCGTCACCCACGCATGCGTTCGCCAATCCAGACCACCGCACACAATCGCCGTCGCAATCCAGCCAGCCAACAGGTCGCCGTGGATCTGCGCCTCCCAGCGCACCTTGTTGCACAGTTCGCGGATCATGCGACCATCGTCGTCGGTCGCGCGCGCATCGAACTTATCAACGTCCAAAATCAGGTCGTGACCCTTCGTGTAGATATAGCGACTCTTCACTCGGACGTGTGACACTTCCCGCGTATCGCAACCGGGACGCGCCACCAGCAGCCTGTTCCCTGAGTTCAGGACAACTCTCGACCCCTCCCTCTCGTCCAGCCATACGCCCCGCCCCCGCATTCGGGCAGGATCATACACGCCGACATCCTCACACTGCCTGATAACCAACGAACCAGCCTCATCCCAGTCGATGCTTTTGACGTCCGTTTTTCCCTGCAACATCGCCCAGTGGTTTTTATCAGCATAGATCGCGAGACACCCGGCCTTCGTCCGCAAGCGGTCCAAATGAAACGGAAGCACCTGCTGCCGGTTCTGTAAGTGAAAATAATAAACGTCGTGGTCATATCCTAGCGGTCGCCATTCACGCGCGGCCTCTTCATCGGGATCCTCAGCCGCCTCGGGCAACGCAATCGCCGCCTCCGGCACCGCTGCGCGCTTCAGTTCCCGGCGCAGGATGTCCGTGATCTGCTGCGGCTTCACCTTCAGCGGCAGCGCATCGGCCAGATCCCAGCCGTCCGGGAACACCACACTCAGCGTCACAATCGACACCGGCACGCGCTGCTCACCCAGTATCTTCTGTATCTCCAGCGCCGCCTCGATGCCCGGCGTGTCGTTATCCGGCCAGACCACGCAGCTATGCCCAGCCAGCAGGCTCCAATCGGTCTGATCGACAGCCTTCGCCCCGCCCTGCCATGTCGTGATTACCCAGCCCTCAGGCACATATTGCGCTGCACCATCGGCAGCCTTCTCGCCCTCGACGATCAGCACCGGGCAGGTCGGCGATGCCGCCAGCAGGTCGCCGTTATACAGCGGGCGCCCCTTGCCGAACCCGGACGTGATAAACTTCTTGCCGTCCCAGACAATCGGGCGAATCTCTTTGCGCTTCATCGGCGGGTTCCACCGCGCCACGGCGCCAAATGCCGCGCCGTCAGCCATGCGGTAGATCCACATCGCATCCGGCTCTGGGCCGAGAGACTTCCGCAGCGTGTCCGGTATCACCACCGGCTCAGGCATGGGCGTGACAATCTCCGCCTTCGCCGTGATATCCTCAGCAATCGCCAGCGCCTTCAGGTCGACCTTACGCATGGCTCAGACCCAGCATTTCGGCAAAACCCTTGATCGTATCTTGCAAATTATCTCCGAACAGCTTCATCGACAGATCAATCATGTCGCCCTTCTCGCCGGTCGCGAAGTCCTGCCAGCGCCCGGTGCTGAACGATACGCCCAGCGATGGGTTGCGGTCGTCACGCCACGGCGCACACGCCAGATACCAGCCGCCCTGACGCTTGCCGCCCGGCAGCCAGTCACGGCACAGCGCCTCGATGTGAGATGGACTCAGCCGATCCTTGATATCACGGATGGAATACGACCGGGCATTGACGGGTGCGGCGGGTGAACGAGGGGGAGCATGCCTCCCACCGCCTCTGTGGTTTTTAGGCAAGCCTTGGACAGCGCCACAGTTCCCGGTCGTCATTGATATATTATCCCTCTATCGCCGCGCCGTCAAACGCGGGGTGCCAATGCTACAGACTCAAATTAAACTGACAAGCCCATCGGCAAAATTATTCTTTAACGTCACCGCGCGGCGAGCCTCTGCCCCGTCCGCGCTTCCACCGCGCGACGCAGCATCAGCGGGGTGAATCCCCACATCCGCATCGCTGCACTGTAGTGCTTCACCAAATCCGCAATCTCAGCGTCAACGGCATCCATCTGCGCCTTCAACACATCGCGCTTCTCGAATGTCGCAGCCGCAGCCGCGATCACTTCATGCTCCGTCATGTCTTGTCCCCTCAGTGCTTCGCCGCTGGCCGCATGCCGTATTCCCGGAGCAAGTCCAGCGCCCGCTCCATCTCGGCATACAGGCGCCCCGGTATCATGCTGTCGTCGGTGAAGGCGTCGAACGCATCGACCAGATTGTCCAGCACCCGCAGCGCCCGGCCAGCATCGCGCGCCGTCAGGTCGCCCGGCTTCTCCAAGTGCATCGCGCTCACCAACTGATCCCGCGAGACCGACGTTAGCAGGTCGCCCAACTGCGCCCACGCATCCGTCTCATCCTCGGCCCTGATGCCGAAGCTCAGTGTGAATTCATGGTGTTTCATCATATTTCCGATTCCCAGTCCAAATCGACAGACAAGCTCTCAATCGCGTCACGCAAATCCTTCGGCAGCGCCGCCGGGTCTACCGACACACCCAGTATCTCAAGCTGGTCAATCTCAGCCGTCTCCTGCACAGGCTCCCACCATGATGGTGAGCGCGGCACACCGTAGTCGGCGCGCTCCATCTGGCAGACGAACGTGACCCGCAGATCGTCGCTCTCGTATGTCGCAGTCGCAATCATCTCAGTCACTCCGTCAAAATGGTGAAACTGCGCGTCGGTATCAGCACCACGCGCTCAACATCTCGGCTGTCGCCCCGGTCATAGCGGCCCCCAGTGGACACGGTGTGTTCGACCGGCACCTGCACGATGCCCAGTTCATCCGTCCACTGCACCGCCAGCAGTGCGTCAGCACCCCTCGCATCTATCGCGCACAGCGCACTGTATTTATGCTCACTCAGCAGATACGTTTCGTATCGCGCGCGCTCATTCCGACGCACCTTGATCTCAACGACACAGGGTCGCGGCTGGCAGCGGAACACGGCATCGTAAGACGCGAACGGGTCTCGTGGCGCCGTGGCCGGTAGCCCGAATGCGCGCTCCAGCTTGGCCACGACACTGGCCTGATTGGCGCGATCCGCATCGCTCTCGTAGACGGGTCGCGTCATTCCTCTGTCTCCACCATTAAGTCTGGCGGTAAAATGCCCTGACATTCCAGTTCATCCATCAGGTCTCTAACCCGCTCCTGCAGCCGACGAATCTCAGCCTTCAACGGTGGAATGCGCTCAGTGCGCTCCAGTTCTTCCGTATACCGCCTGACCGACACCTCAATCAGCCGTAAAAGCCGGTCGGCGCACGCCACCGCAGCGTCACGCTCGGCTATCAGGGCCTCGCAGTTACAATCCGTCATCCCTTCCCCCTCATCTGCTTCAGGTGACCCATGCTCCGCGCTCGGCCATTCGCCACAACCCGCGCGTGTATCTCTGGCCTGTGCCTCCGCAGCGCCTGACTGAACCTCGACGCGCTACCCCAGCCACAGGCTCTCTGAAGCTCTCCCAGCGTTAGGTTCTCATCATACTGGCCCGGCATCGGCAGCAACCTCGGCCCGCGAGGGCGGTGCAAGCCGGTGTCCTTGCGCCACAGCCGGACAGTCTCTCGATCCACGTCCAGCCGCTGCGCCACCTCTTCATTGCTGCGCTCTGCCAGCGCCGGAAATACCTCAGGCACCGGGGTTCCCCGCGCCACCACCGCCTTCACTTGCGACAGGTGCGCCCGCGCTTTCTCAGACAGGCGCACAGGCGTGAGCGTCCGGCCATCCCACCACATGAACCTGCGGTTGTGTATGACGACACGCTTGCCTGTGCTGGTCGTCACCAGACAATCTCCCGCCTGATGCCCAGACGATAGTCATGAAACGGCGAACCATCGCGCTCCACGTCCGCATCGTCCTCGCCTATGCGGGCCATCTCCCAGTGCGCCCGCGCGGTGTCCTCGTCCGCCTCGAACGCCCGCTCGAACGCCTGCGCGGCAGCCAGTGCCTGACCGACGAACACGTAGTCGGCATACCACTTCACATCGCGGTATGTGACCAGAACCATGTCCTCCGTCTCCTCAAGGTCGCACCACTCCTGCGGCCAGTGCCGCTCCAGCCACCCCTTCACTTCGTCGCGCGGATAAAACGCGAACGTCACATCGCTGCGATAACCCATGTCATTTCCTCTCGAAATTAATTCGCCATTAACTCGCCATTAATCCGCCGCGCCTCGAAATTAATTCGCCGCGCCCTCTGCCTTGTTAATCATCTGCTGCACGTCATACAGCAGCCGCGCCGCCCTGTTCGGCTCCATGCCGCCATAACCATCCGACTCATAGTCGGCGTAGTTATCCAAATATTCCGCGCACTCGGCCAGCAAATCCAGTATTTCGGTCATCATCAGACAATCTCCTCTGGCGTGGCAAAACCAAACATCGGCAGGAAAAAGAACGGCTGCCCGCGCTCACGCATGACCGCCGCGCCTTGTATTTCGTTACTTGCCCATGCGGCGGCCCATGCGGCGTCCCGTGCGGCGTCCCATGCGGCGTCCCGTGCGGCGTCCCATGCGGCGGCCCGTGCGGCGTCCCATGCGGCGTCCCGTGCGGCGTCCCATGCGGCGGCCCGTGCGGCGGCCCCTGCGGCGTCCCATGCGGCGGCCCATGCGGCGGCTACTTTCTGCCAATCAGCCGCACTCATGCAATCCAGATGCCGCCAGAACGCCAAAACGCGCTGCGCCTGATCACCTAGCACTTTCTCCGGCTCGGTCAGAACGCACGTCGGAGCGCCCGGCATACTGTCGTTGACGCGCCGCAACAGCACCGCATGAGCGCGGCTGATGCCCAGCAGTTTCGCCGTTTTGCGGTCGGCGTCTGCCTGCTTAATCTTGCGCAAATCATCCGGCGTCATTCCGCCAATGTAGTGCAGCACCTGCCCTTGCGCGCACATGCAGCCGTCAGCGTCGATCAGGCAGCCCTTGAACGGAATTTCGCTCGGCCAGCGGGCCAATAGTTCGTCAAGCGTCATCGTCATTTCCTGCGCTCCTTCTCCAGCCGCGACCACCGCGCCAGCGCCTCACGCGCCACCTGCGCGGCCTCATCGCGCACCCGGCGGGCATGTATCCACCGCGCGCGCTCCTGCTCCGCAATCGCCGCATCCAGCGCGGCCAGTGCCTGCTGTCCCGTCATCAGACAATCCCCTTCGCTTTTGCTATCGCTGCGCGCATTGCCGCCAGCACCTGTTCGTCGGGTTCCCGCACGTAATCGGGATCGGCTGTTTCCATCCAAGAAACCAAACATTCGACACCTGCCTCCAGCATTTCCAGCATCTCAGGCGCGGCAGCGATCAAGCGGGCATTCGCCATCGCTCGTGCATCATCGTGCAGCCCGCCCTGCCCAAACAGGGTGGCGTTCGTCGTGCAGATATCCGCGACGGTTTCGCTCTCAATTTCCACCTGATAGCCGACCGCAAACCACGGCCCCGGTGTGTGCTTCGCGCTCATGCGTCCTCCCCTTCCCGGTAATCCTCAATCATGTGTTCGGCGATTTCATACCAATTTACGTCCGCGAGGAACGCCATAGCGTAATCACGCGCCAAGCCTTCGCGGGCGCTCTCACACACCAATTCTTCCGCTTGCTCACAAAGCACCCGGCCTAGCTCGTAGGCGTCCAGATCGTTATCCGAGGCGAAATCGCCGCCATCAAACATCTCCAGATTCACCCGCCATGTCGCGTAGTTCGTCCAACCGTTATATTCGCTCATGCGTCCTGCTCCTCAACAATCGTTACGTCCTCGACCATATCCATAACGTCGATACCCAGAGACTGGGTTTCCGCGAACGATAGGTCGCGCTCCTCGTTCAATTCCAGCACAGCCCACGGCTTCACCATGTCGCCATCCGGCAACAGCCACGCGCGACCGCCGCTACCGTCAACCGATACGGTGCCGTCTGGCATTTCCAGCGTCACGCTCAACGTCAGATTAACAATCATCTCAATTCCCCTTAACTGTCGCGTTAAACCGCTGCAGCCACTGCAGCGCCGTCAGCACTTCATATCGCGCACGATCCACAGCATCCGCCGTCCGAGACGACCACGTCTCCAGCACCGGCTTGCCCGTCTCGCGGCTCACGATTATCCAGCTCATCACATAGCCTCCAATTCGATATTGTCAGCGCAAACCGGGATGCCGTAATACTCCGCATCATGACGGTCGATGCCGTTCGGAAACACGTTGTGGTCTACCCACAGACGACCGTCCGGCCCACGCACAACGCGCGCTCCTGCAGGCACCCGCACCCGGTTCCGGCCCGCGCTGAACGTATGTTCGAAGCCGTCCCTCACGCGCCGGATAACGAACGGCGCGCTCATGCCGCACCCGCCACGGTCGGAACCTTCAGCACATAACGATCGACAATCGCCTGCGCCCGCTCCACCTGTTCCGCCGGGAAGTATTCCGGGAACGACACGACCACGCACTGCGCGGCGCAATCCTCCTCGAACCACGACGACGACCCAGACCAGTAGGCGGCGTAATCGCGCATCGCTTCCTGCACCCGGCCCAGCAATTCCGGGCTAACCCAGATGCCGCCGTGTGATGCCGTCGTCACCAATACGATGCCGTCCGCGATGGTTTCTTCGTCCTGCACAATGCCCCATGGGCTATGCTTACCAACAAACATACATGCTCCCTACGTTCAGCGGCCCGTCATGCAACCGCTACGCATCGCTACGCGCGTTGGTGTTTTCGTGCAAGTATAATCAGCAGCATAAACGGATGTATTTATAACCGATGCCGGATTTATACGAAAACCAACGCAAGCCTGTATGATACACTGTATCACAAAACACCTAAGTCTCTGCTATCCCACGGGAAAACCTATTTATTAAAAAACCCTTAATCATACGGACTAAGTGCTTGAAAACTAAGGAAACAAACGGAAAACGGCAAAAAACATACAGGGGCTGTATGACTCTCAAGCCATTGAAAACGCTCGATAAAAGGGCTGTTAATGTGAAAATAAAACGGATTTTAAAAAGATAGAACCCTATAGATATATCCACCCCCCCTGTATTAGTTAACTAACACATTAAAAATCCTACTGGGGTTATATATATTTTTCTTGTTTTATTTATAATAATAATAAGGAAAAGATATATAAAAACAAAGGCTTATAAGTCATACGGGCCCCGTTTTATTTGCGTTTTTTCCGTATGTTCGGAAAAAATATCCAATGGAAACAGGCTCTTAGGCTGTATTACTGCACGTTACGTTCATCGCAGCGTCACGTCCGTTAATTCAGCCGGGGGCTGGCAGCGGACAGGCTCTGTCGGCGAAGCCGGGGGCGGTGGCGGGCGCGGCTGGCAGCGATTTTCCGGGCCTGTGAGCGCGTCCGGGTGCTGGGGGTGGGTGATGTGGCCGCGCGATGCTGTCGGCGCTGTGCGGTGCCTCTGGCTGGCTGTGGAGCGGGCAAAGAAAAGCCCGGCGCTGGGCCGGGCTAGGTGGGGCTGGGGGATGTGGCGGCGGCTATAGACCGCGCTCTTGCATCTCGGCATTGACGGCGGCCCATGCGGCCATATCGCGGGGTGGTGCGCTTTCCTCGCTGTCGCGGCCATAGAGCCACCAATAGCCTTTCAGGGCATCATCAGGCAGGCGGGTGAAGCGCTCCGTGTAGTAGGCAAGCCACTGATCAAACGTGGCGGCGCTGGGTGCTGTGGTGGTGTTCATGGGTGTTCCTCTCATTTCATGGCGGCATATGCGGCGGCAAGCTGCCAAGCCCGCGCGCGGGTTGCGGCTTTGACAACAGAGCCAGCGCCCCACTGCACTAGCCACACATCAGCGTAGACCTGTTCACATGTCGCCTCTGGCCAACGGCGCTTGACCCGGGCAATATCGTTACGGGTACTCATGGTGCTGTTTCCTTTCGTCACATTGCAATGTGATGGGGGAGGTTCGCGCCTCCCCCAGTGTGGTTAAGCCTTCAGGCTGCAAGCCTTCAGGAACTGCGCCCTGTCAAAGCGCGGGTTATCATTGGCCAGCGTGTCGGCCAGCCGCAGCGCCACGCTGTGCGCGCCTTGGCTCTCGCCAGAATTGAAGGTGCGGCCATCGTCCGATAGGCGTTCACTGTCGCCAGTGCTGGCGATATCGCCCAGCGCCTCCCGGATCGCGGCTGCTATGAGGATGTAGTCTTTGCGTGTCATGTCTGTTTCTCCTCAATAGCCGTGGCTGATGGCAAACGCCTCAATCTTGGCGATGGTTGACGCCGGAACCGATAGGGACTTTTCGAAATTGCTGTCCCAGAGCGCGCCTTCAGCGTCGAGCGCCGCAAGCGAACCGGTGAACCGGCCCTTCTCAACGTCGCAGTACGTTTGGCCGCAATCGCTGTACACTTCGACGTTATAGCCGTTGATGGTGGTCTTAATGGTCATGTCTGTTGCTCCCTTCGTGGTGGTGGGCCGGCGCTGGGCCGGCCCGGTGGTGGTTAGCGTTGCGCGGCCCGATACAGGGCGTCCATCGCGTCATTATCGGTGTGGTCTGCGATCAGCTCTTCGCCGGTCTCGTCGTTGCCCCAGATCAGCGAGAGCACACCGAGGCGCTCCCCGGCGCTGTCGCGAATTACCAGAGCATCCTCCCCGGTGGTGGCCAGCGCGGCCAGTATCTGGCGCTCCCGGCGCGACCGCTTCACGGTATATTCCTCGCCATCGTATACGCTGACCGCATAACCGGCGTGGAGCGCCGCGCGAACCAACCGAGTGGCAACGCCACGTTCGCCGGGGGTGGTGTAATCTTTGTTCATGTCTGTTTCCTTTCCACTAGACCGGGCTTAATGCCCATCAGCACCCAAGCATGGAACAGCACATAGCGTCAACAGTAGAAGACAACAGACCGCACCAGATGCGGATATATATTCAACCGGATGTGGTGCAATGCCCTGCCCGGTTTCCGGCTGGCGGCGGCACTGGCACTGCCCGCGCACCCCCACCCACCCACTCGCGCGCGCGAGGCCGCCCCTCTCAGCTATATATACCCACCCTCAGGCAGATCTCGTTCCAAATCCGTCCCGGCCCTCTTCAGACCCCCCACCCCCGAAAACACCCCCCTTTGTTTTTAACTGTGGTTCCATATATAATAATTTATTGCGCTGAACGGGGTGGTGACGTGAGGGGTTACCGTGTGAGATTATTTTATTGCGCTGAACGGGGCGACTGATTATGTTTGCTGGCATGGATGATTTGGATACGATCACGTCTGAGGACAGGGACGCGATTTTTGCGCGTGTTTATGTTGAGCAGCGTGCGTTGAAGAAGGGTAACGCGGCTGAGATTGCGTGCGTCCGGGCTGGGATTACGAGTCCTGAGTTGAACATGTCGATTGTTGCGTCGCGGCAGCTTGCTCGGCCTGAGGTTCAGCGTTTAGTTATGGCTGCGGAGGCTTCTGGGTATGAGGTTGAGCGGCGGGAATATACGCGGGATTTGTTTTTGGATGAGTTGCAGGCTGTTGTTCAGGCGGCGATGGACAAGGGTGCGTATCCGAGTGCGATTAGTGCGGTGAAGACGCAGGCACAGTTGCTGGGGATGTTGGATCAGACGGTGAATGTGAA